AACGAAGTCTGTATGGAGTGTGAGGACACTCGCACAGCCCGTGATAGCAATATCGCCCATGCTATAGTGGACGAAGGCAATCTCCAGTATCGCAAGCAACTATCCTACAATCTGCCCGAAAGTTCAGGGCACGATTGGGTAGGTGCAACTACTAGGGTTGAACCCTACTTCGTCTATGCCACCCAAACTTGGGAGGATACACGAGAGGAGTTCTTAGACCCTATCACTGTCATCACTGACAGGCTATTCGACTTATCGTTCGACATGCCTGCCAATAGTGTCATCTGCCAAGACTGCCACTATACCTACAACAAGCACACCAAGTGCCCAAACTGTAACTAACCATCTAGGGCAGCCCCGTCACGAGTGACGGGTGCTTAGCCCAATCAACCAACTACTAGAAAAGGAAATAACATGTCAAACACATTCACATTCAGCGGTTCAATTGTCAAGGCAGTGAAAGATTACAATAATGTTATCAAAGCAACTGTAGTAGACCGCCGCTTAGAATATACACCCAACGGCGATATGGCTAGCAAGTTCACCGCAAGCCGTCAAATCACCATCACAGACCCTGCAATCCAAGCATGGGTTCGTGAAAATCTAATCAACTCCAGCGAGACTGAATTCGCTGTAAACATTGAAGGGTATATGACTTCAACATTCTCTGAAAAGAATGATAAGTGGTATGAAAACCAGGTAGTAACTAAGTTATCTCTTGTCTAATCTATCCGCAGGTGGTGGGGGCTTCGGCTCTCACCACCTGCTTTTTTAGTGCGCGGGTATTCGTATAAGTTCAGACAACTGAAAGTAGGTCGCTATGTCAGATACAGAAAACAATACAGTTTATTGTGGGGACTGCTTAGTTCCTATCAGCCAATGCTCACACAGAAGGAGATAGAAATGTTACTAGATTCATTGACCCTGTTAGCCATCATGATTGCTTTAACTACATCTGTAGTAGTCATCACCCTGGCTATCAGACAGAACGCAGCACTAACCAAAGAGAACATTAGATTGCGTAGAGAACTACGCAAGACCCGCAGCATAGATTATTATATGCCAACTAATAACTTCTACTATGACCCAGACATAGCAAAGGAAGACCTATGGCAAACAAAGAATTCATAACCAAAGCACACTATCCAGTGCAAAGTAAATACAAAGTAGATGAATGCCATGCATGTGGCATGGACATTCTTGTAGATAGAGATAAGACAGCGCCCCGAAACTACTGCAGCCCATGTGCATGGGCAAAGTTAGGAGAAACAAACTATGTCGTACACAGTTCATGAGATAGCGGACTTGAATGAGTCCATTGACGCAGCCATAACATCAATCAAGAAAGCCAACGCCATTCTCGAAGAGATGATGGCAACAGGACGCATCTATGTGGAAGGAGGAGAAGAATGAATGAACTAACAGCCAAAGAAATATCAGCAATCAAAACTGCAGCCGCTGATTATGCAAAACGATTCTTAGGTCGCAAGTACCATGAAGAATACACAGAACTATACCAAGCCTACTGCCGTAATCGTGGAGTAAAAACTAGAAGTACATTTGCGTTAGTAGATGAACGATTGTTAGTTAAGGAGTAACAATGGAACTAGAGCGTCCCAATACATGGTGGGCAATAGTTGAGCGTGAAGAAATTAACCAAGACTATGACATCAAAATGACAGATGAGCAGTGGGGTGTAATGGTACACAACTTGAACAAGGCTGCGTACAATGCAATAGATGCAATCATTACTGAAGTTGTGGATGAAATGAAATGAAGTTCGTTATCATATGTATGCATTGTTGGAAAGGTACAAAGTATGACGCACTAGATGAGGTAACAGGATTACCTTGCGATAAGTGTGGAGAAATACTATGAGCGCACCATACATACCACCCCAGTGTGCTGACTGCGACCAGTATGCAGATGAGTTCTGCAACAACAGTGGTCTATGTACTACATGCTGCAGCAAATGCTATGAAGGAGATGAATGTGAGTGACTTAAACCCTGAATACCTAGAAGTAGTAAACACCCTTAAATATGTACGCCTACTCAAAGGCTACACACTTGAGCATGTAGAACTAGTTACTAATGGTGAGTTTACTAAAGAAGCAGTAGGTAGTTACGAACGCAACAGTAGAAACATTACACTTAGAAGGCTGCTAAAATTGTGTGAGGTATATGGAGTATCAATAGATACAATCATAAGAAGCAGTATGTATGGAGACCCAATACATGTAACACGAAGGAGAAACTATGAGTTACGAACCACCGCTTGAAGATGACATAGCACTAGACAAAGACATAGAAGATGACAGCGATGTATACACAGAACCAGACAGGATGTGGGGAGATGAATGACATATCAATCCTCCCTCTCACACCATTACAGTCCTGGGCATTCCTCATTACAGTTTTCTATCTCCTCTACAGATGGGTCGTTAGATGAAAAAACTATTCGCACTGTTTACCGCATGGTATCTAGCCTTCTTGTCAATGCTACCGTGGCACATGCCAGTGGTACATGCCAAGCCACACACAGAACCAAAACCTACAGAGATGAGCGAGTTCCATTGGACTCCTCGTGCTCTGAAGTTATATGCAAAACAGTTCATGCGCATGGCGTATCCAGATTGGAACTTGTCTGAGCACCGTGCACTCATGAAACTATGGGGAAAAGAATCAGCCTGGAATCCAACAGCAGACAACCCAAACAGTTCAGCATTCGGTATTCCACAGTTACTTAACCTTGACCCACAAACGCCAGCCCCGCTCCAGATTGAGCGTGGGCTGGCCTACATCCAGCACAGATACGAGAAACCATCAGTTGCTTGGTCACATTGGCGAAGCAATGGCTGGTATTAAGGATAAGTAAATGATAGAAGGAACAGTAGGTAATCCAGAACTACGACAAGCAAAAGAGTTAGCCAAGCAGGTATACAGTGGAGATGATTTATCTATTCATTACTTACTTGGTTATCTATGGGCAACATGCACCAAAGAGCAACAACAAGATGTGTTGGAATCCCTCCAACGCTATACAAAAGAAAAGGAAAGCAAATGACAGTAACACTAGAGCAAGTAGAACAGTTCTATTCAGAACTGCTCAATGAAAACGGCGCAGAAAAACAACTGCTAGAACAACGCAAGCGATTGACAGATGCAATCTATTTTCAGATTGATTCAGATACAGCACCAGATGAGCAGCACATTGCAGAGGTAGCAGCAGGACTAAAGAAAGATATCCAGTTGCGTGACTTTGTATTGGGCCTACCATCTGAGCGTCCAATTGCAGCGGTCAATACATACCTTGCATACTTTATGGATGTAATTCCAGGTGATTTCATTGCACCAGTTGCTAGTATCTTGGCTGCAAATCTTTATTCAATTGAAGAAGATGAATCAGCAAAAGAAGTACTATCACAGGCATTAGAAAACAATCCTGAATATTCACTAGCAAAGTTACTTATGCGTGTATTCAATTCAGGTTGGCCAGCATCAGCGTTTACCGCTATGACATATGAACTGCACCCAAAAGTCAAGGCAGGGATGGGTATCTAATCATGGGATTGGATATGTATTTGTATGCTCGCAAGAACATCTCATCTATTGAGTGGGAACCAGTAACGCACAACAAGAAACTCAATGCTGATTACACAATCCTCGCCTCCCTCGTGGGGGCTACGGATTGGATGTATGACCCAGAAGACTTAGCCTTTGCATCTGTATCTATTCAAGTTGGATACTGGCGCAAGGTTAATGCTATTCATAACTGGTTCGTTCAAGAATTAGCAGACGGAGTTGATGAGTGCCAACCAATCTATGTACCACGTAGTTCTTTAATGGACTTAAAGAATGCATGTGAAATAGTATTGGCAGACCACAGTCAAGCAAGTAGATTACTACCGCCAGGCGGTGGCTTCTTCTTTGGCAGCACAGAGTATGACGAATGGTATTTTCATGGTCTTGAAAAGACCGTGAGAATAGTAAGTAAACTCATTGAAGATGTACCCGAAGGATGGTCCTTCGAGTATCAGGCTTCATGGTAAAGAAAGGGACACATGACTACAGCAGATGTAGTGAAGAACCGCTCAGCCTGGCTTAAGGCTGGCGTAGCAGTAGAAGCAACAAGCGCAGCACAAGTAGCACAAGAAGCAGGACTTAACTGGACAGTTAGCCTGTCAGACATGCACAC